TTATCATTATTAAAATAAATACCTGGCTCCCCTGCTCCTGATAATTCAACTCTTTTCCATAAATCTAAAAAGAATTGTTTAGTAATTTTATGTCTCATAAGAACGGCAGAATTATTAGCTCTACCTCTTTGAGGATTATTTTCCCACCATTGACCAGATTTACAAGATATCATTTCATCATCATCAGCATTAAATAGCGAAATAAGTGCTGCACGTCTAATACCACCTGCTAATACAGCGTCAGCAATATGACATACAATATCATGAGCTTCTAATGTAGTAAGTTGAGTTCCATTTTCTTTTTCACGAAGCATACCTTCGATTTTTACTAAACACTCTTTAAGAGGTTGCGGTCCAGGTGCTTTACCACCTGAAGTAACTAGCCTAGCACCTTTAGGTCTAATATCAGAATAATCGAAAATTACTCTTGAACCACCACCATTCATATAAGATTTAAGTAATACTTTTACAGCATCAGCCCAACCTTCTATACTATCACCAATTAAAAATCTTCTTGATCTCTTTGGATATGGTTGAGAAATAGCTGGTAGTTGTTTTACGTGATGTCTTTGTACTGAAAACCCTACACCAGTACCACCTAAAAGTAAAAACATACATTCTGCAAATGAATCGATATGACTTATAGGCATGAAAGCACAATTATATATTCTGTTAGGAGCAACTTCGATTGGTTTTCCACCGAACTGCATAGATCTCATTGAAGGAAGTATTTTTTTATCATATACCAATTTATAAACTTCTTCTATCTCTTCCTTTAAATTAGGATATGATTTTATATGCATATTTTTATTACGTGTTACTAATTCGTCCCATGTCTCTCTTCTATTCTGCTCAGGTAAATACTTTGCGTATTTCATATAGACAGTAATATCAGAAAGAATCCTATTTGATACTTCCATTTTTTTCCTCCAATTATTTTTTATTTTTTGATGTAATAATAATTATCATTATATACGTATATCATTGTAAATTTGCGAATGGATCTTTCGATTTATTTTCAGTTGGTTGTACTTCAGTATATTTTTTAGCTAAACGCTTCCTCAAAGCTTCAGACCCACCATCCATTTGTTTTTGAGCTTGTTTACCATTAACAGACGTCTCTTCATATATCTGTATTTGTCCGTTTGACATATTCATTTTACTAGGAAATGTAATACCATCAGGACCAAATCTATTTTTAATAACATGCCATCTTCCAGTACCTGCTATTTTATCTTCTATCTTTCTACTTAACGATATTACGAAATCAGCTGTCATAATTTTACTATATGATTCAGCAATTTTTTCAGCACCAATAACATCATCTTCTAAAGCAGATCTATTAGCCTGAGAAGCAGTCCATACAGGTATATCATACTCGCCTGCTAAACCTCGTAGATCTTCATAAATATTACCTAATTCTAATCTTACTTCTTTACCTGCACCACGCAATAAATCAGCATAATCTACTATAAGTAGATCAGGTTTTTTACTCATCATAGTACATCTATCTATATGAGCTTTTAAAGTATTTACAGTTGCAGTTTTAGTAGGATAATATTTTATAATAAGATCACCATCTATTTCAGCTATTTTTTTCTTAATATCTTCTTGATAATATTTTAAATTTTGAGCTGCTATACCAGTAAATACAGAATCGAATCTTAAACCAACATAAGCACCGCTTAACTCTAATGTATATTGTATTACAGTTTTACCAGCTTTTACTGCGTTTGCAGCAGCATTAACTAATCCCCATGATTTCCCGATACCTGCAGGAGCAACAAATACACCTAACTCACCAGGTCCTAATCCACCATCCATAAGATCATCGATAACGTCCCATCCAGTAGGTACAGTTTTTCTGGTAGTTTCAGAAAATCTATCATCGATCATACTCATATATTCATGTCCAAGATCTCTATCTGCACCAGCTTTAAGAGCATCATCTATTTTATGCTTTATACCATCATAATCTCCACGTTGAAGAAGATTAACAGATTCCATAATAGCACCTTTTAATTTTTGATTCTTACAAAACTTTATAGTTTCATCTTGAACGAAATCCATATCTTCAGCTTCTAGATGTTTCATTACTTCTTTTAAAGTATCAACTATACTCGTTTTAAGAACTTCGTTATCTACCGAATCAACATTTACTTTCATCACTTCAAGAGTAGGTAAAGATTTATATTCACTAAAATATTCGATAACAGTATTAGCTATCCATTTATTAGAATCAGATTCAAAATAATTTGAATCTAAAATATCACTTACTTGCTGTAAAAAAGTTTTATTTTTAAATAAAGCAGCTAAAAGCTTTATTTGAAAACTATATCCATATGTATTAAAAGTATCGCTCATATTTACAATATATGAAATTTATTACTCATTAACAACTTTTATTAAAAGTATCTGCATGAGTATCTAATCTCAAAAATCTTTCCCTTAACCAAAATTCTAAATTTCTAAAAACTCCTGTAACACCATCTTCTATTACCATTAATTTTAATTTAGTAGAGTTCATTCTACTTATAGGGTTACGTATAATATCCATTATTTTATTTTTAGAATTACCACTTATATCTACTTCACTTAATTGCATTAACTTATAATTTAATTCAATTTGCTCTCTATTATTAAAAATATTTTGCATAACTTTAATTTTAGAATCTTTACATTCACTAACAAGTTGATCGATAGTAATTTTCTCATCAGAAAATAATAAAGGTAGTCTTTTTTGTAAAGTTGTAATTCCAGTACCTCTTATACCTGGAATATTATCAGATTTATCACCTGTAAGAGTTCTAAATAATAAATAATTATGTGCAGGTAATTTATAGTCTTGTACTACATCGTTTTTAAAATATAATTTTTTCTTTGTAGGTGACCAAACTGCAATTCTATCATCTACTAGTTGTATAAAATCTTTATCAGAAGACATAATAAAAATTTTACTATCTACTAATAACTGTTTACTAATATATGCAATAGCGTCATCAGCTTCTATATTTTGCGGAGCTAATATTTGAACTGGTAAATTATCAAGATATTGAACTAATCTACCTAACTGCATTTTCATATTTTGATCTTCTGAATCTTTATCAGAAAATGCGTTAGTTCTATTAAGTTTAGTTCTTACTAATCTATTAGCTTTATAATCAGGATAGATTTTTCTTCTTCTTTGACTACCTCCTTTACCATCAAAACATACTATAACTCTTGTTGGTTGAAGAGTTTTTATTGCAAAACCTATAGACATTAAAAATCCTGTAATTCCACCAACATGAATACCATCATCATTTGTTACAGGTGATACAGCAAAACTTCTTATAAACGTATTTAAACCATCTATAATTAAAACTTTATCATTTGGAGAAGCTACTGAAGCTTTTCCTTCTTCTAAATTTTCTAATATACTAAAATATTTCTTTTTCATTTTTTTTCTTTTTAAGATAAAGGTAGGGACGTCAACTAAATGTATCGGTCCCTACCATGAGCTGTTAGTTTTATATGATTTAGTATCGAGTAATATAGCTCTCCTCTCTACATTGGTATCAGCACATATAAATTTTCACATTAATATTCACAGGGCTATAGGACTGTAAATACTACTCATTATCCCTCCGGTACCGGCTCATCACTAATCTGTATATCATCAATACCTATTGTATCAGTTTTATATTCCATAACTAATGCATTACATATTTTTGTATATACTTCATCTTTAATAATAGGATTCTCCTCTAATAGTTTTTGCCAATCTTTAGACAAAAACTTATGAGACTTGCCATCTTCGCTCACATAAGTATACCAAGCACCTCCTGCTGATACTAACTTTTGAGCTTTCATAACCTTTAACCAACCACCATAATCATCGACTCCTGAATCAAAATAAATTTCAAATTCAGCTTTACGTAAAGGAGGTCCCATCCTATTCTTAACGACTTGAGCTTGAGTTTTAATTCCAATAGTCTCATCAACACCATTTACTTTAGCTTTGATTTGACCCATAGATTTTAATCTCAATCTACAGCTTGAATGAAAAGCAATAGCTTTACCACCGGATGTAGTCCAAGGATCACCGAACATAACTCCGAGTTTTTGTCTTAACTGATTAGTAAATATAAGAGCTATTCTCTGTCTACCAACCATTTGAGTAACCTTTCTCATTGCTTTCGATAATACAATCGCCTTGGAAGTCGCCCAACCGTCTTTACTATAATCAGATTCACTTTCAACAGCAGTAGTAGCAGCAGCTACCGAATCAACAACTATAGAAACTAATCTATCTTTATTAGATTCTCTAATTTTAGTAATAATATTTTCGATAACTTCAAAAATATCTTCGACAGTTTCTAGCTGGACGTATAACATATTTTGAACATCTACACCGATACAACGTAAGAACTCTTCGTTCATAGCGTTTTCAGTATCTATATAAACTGCTAAACCACCTTTCTTTTGCGTATTAGCTAATAAATGAGCAGCTAGTAAAGATTTACCACTACCTTCTAAACCTGTTATTTCGGTAATTCTACCAACAGGTATTCCTCCATTAGCACGATTAGCAATAGCAAGGTCAAGCATAGACGATCCAGTAGATATCCATTCAGTTAAATCAGTTGGAGTATCTTCAGAACCATCTAAAAAATATGCTACTTTATAATCTTTAAATTTTTTATTTAAGCTATCTGCTAGAACAGAAGCTAGATCGTCTCTTTTTGACATATGTTATAACCTCTTATTTAAATAATTCATCGAATGCTTGATTAACGTCATCTACTTTTTTACCTTCAGCAGCAGTTTCAGCAGCAGGAGCAGTATTCTCATGCGCTTCTTCTTGAGGGTCTAACCACTCTTGTAATGCTTGTTTAAGATCATCATATGATACTTCTTTAAATATTTCAGTAATCTCTTTTTGACCATCAGTAATTTTACTAGCTACATCTTTATTATCTGTAGCTTGAGTTTGATTAGGTTTTACTCTAATCGACGTTTTAGGAAAGCTTCCAGCTCCTTCAGCAGCGATAAATTCAACAGTAACATCTCTACCGTTCATAAGATCGGTAATATCACCATAATCAGGATCTGCGATAATACTTAATAATTCTTGATATACGGTTTTACCGAATCCCCAGAACTTTACACCTTCGCTTTCTTGACCTCTTACAATAATAGGAACATAAGTTCTCATTTTAGGTTCCATTTTTCTAGCCATTTGCCAATCTTCTTTATTACCAGAAGATTTAAGTTGTTCACAAAATTCTACAACTGGATCAGCTTTACCGAAAGTTACAGGTGATAAATATATCTTCTTACCAAGATTATAATGAAAGTATAATTCCTGAAAAGGATTATCTTTATTATACTGATAAGGTACGATTCTGATTGTTTGTTTGCCCGGCTCGGGCTTCCACAGGTTATTTTGTTTACCTGTTGTAGTTTGCAAGTTAGTTAATTTCTTGCGGATAGCGTCTAAATCAATTGCCATTTTTTACTCCTTTAATTTATTAATTATTAATTGTCATTTGTTATTCTATAATAAATATCGCCTGACGTTATTTATCCCTTAATATAAGAAACTTTTTTCGTTCTAGCAACATCTTTACAATGAAAATAGAACTTTGTTAAATTATGAGGAAACTCTTCCATCATACTTCTTATTTCAAATTTATCTAAACCGAACGTTTTATGTAATTCATCAACTAAACGATTTAATCTATCTAATTCAGTATTATAACCATCTTCAAATAATTTATTTCTACGTTTATAATATCTCATTTCAATATCTATATATTGAGTATCAGTTTTAGGATCTTCAAATCCTTTATAATTTTTTTCAAACTCTTCTAATTCCTCTTTCATCCAATGCATTTCATACTCAGCTTCTTTAAAAAATTGAGGATAATCGAAATCACCGTTTTCAATTTTATCTAAAAGTTTAGCAGAAGGTTTCAGCGACTTATGAACTGGAAATCTTCTCCACCAATAAAAAGGTAATCTACTTCTATGTTTAGGTTTTTTAGGTATTCTCATATTAAGGGTATATACATAGTTCATTATTACAAAGAGGGCTGCCAGTAAAATATAATTGGTTTACATTATGTCCATTATATTCAGGGTCAAAATTAGTTGCATCCCAATCACAACATACTTGATCTAATAATAATTCTTTTTCACAACTAGTAAACATTAATAATGATAATAATAAACATACAATTGTTATTACAAAAGTTTTACTAATTTTATTATCAACGTTTATTGATTTTTTTGTAATAGGAAACCTACCCTGATTACCCATACCATCATAATCTGTACAATTTCTTCTCATATTATTTCCAAAATATTTGTAAAGCTACTAAAGTGGTAGCTAAAATTAACGATATTAAAGTTTTAGTAGTAATTCCTTCTCCCATAATAACGTAAGTAAGTATACTAAAAGCTATCATTCCAGTTCCAAAACCTATAAATCTACCAGGCCATAAAGAACCATTAAAAAATTCTACTACATAAGTAGTAGCATAGATAAACATATAAGATATAGGTAAAGAAAAAATACATGCCATATAAAACGGATTCTCTTTTGCCCATGTATTTATAAATTGACCGTTAGTCTGAAACCATATTAAAGCTTGACCTAGTAAAAATAAAATTATTCCTATTAACAACTTAAGCATATCTTCTCCAAATTTTATTTAAAACTATTTTCATTTTTTTATCAAACAGAAAATTATTATCTAGCATTCCTGATAATCCTAATTTTATATTATTAACAAAATCCATATCTTTACCAAACATTATACCATTAGGAGAATCCATAGGCATATCACCGTTCTTATTCTCCCAAGCTCTCATACGCTTAAGTAGTTTAGCAATTTTTATAAGTCGTTGATCTAAATTAGGACCACCGTCTACATAATCTCCCCATGTCCATTTATGTTCTTTCATATTATGCAAAAGGATTATAAGTTACTAAATAATTCCATAACTCGCCGCACTCATCATCTTCATCAACTAATTGTAATTGAATCTCACGATGACCTAATATCTTACTAACTTTAGCTAAATCATCATTAGATATCTTATTCCAATAACCAAATCTTAAAGATATAGTTTTATCATCTACACCGCCAATTTCAACATCGCAGTCAACTACTTTTTTAATCTCAACTAATTTATCTATTTCTATTCTCATAATATACGAATTTTATTTCGAAAAACCAACAAATAAAGACATACCACCTAAACAAGTAGCTGCCATAAAGAATCCCATTTCGTTCAAAGGATCAGCAAAGTCGATATAATTTAATATATCTCCAGTACCGGTCATATAAGCGACAACTAAACAAAGGATTCCGAACACAATAATCATTGATTTTTTCGATAACATAACTAAATTTTCCATATCTATAACGTTTTTATTTATATCTAAATATAAGATAAATTATTCGGGGAGGCAACTATTTTACTAGTTTTTTTTCACTTTTATATGAATTATATCGTGAACTGATGTATCTATTCTACGTAAACCATCATCATTAGTAAGTAGTATACAGTCTCTATAATTTTCCCAATCAAGTTGGTATGAAGTGTCGAGTACACCGTTATTAACTATTTCTATAGCTCTATTGAGAGCGTTAATTGTATAAAGGGTATTCGTATGTTTTTTACGATGTAAAGATATAGTATGATCTAGTTTAGAATTATCGATAGATCTATCTATATTATAGGTACACATTAAATCGAAAGTATTATCTACATCTTCTAATACAAAAATCTTATTGTAAATAACATCATATGTATTTACTATAGTATCAACTGTTTTGCGCAGCTTTCTAGTATTCGAAAATGTACATAATAATTGAGTTTGCATTATTTCTCTACCCCTGTATAACCTGCTATAATTCCACCACCTCTTCCGTCATACATTCTATCAGTTAAGTTCCATTTTCTTAAATTAGGTGAACCTTGATCAGTTTCAGATTTTAATCCAGTTTCATCTATAACTTGATGATTATGTTCTATTACTGATAATCCGTTAGATGTTTGCAAAGAAGCTCCAAAAGTAATAATTCCTATCGCTTGAGCTCCACCTTTCATAAAAGTTTTTACATTATGAGCACCTATAGTTTCAGATAATTTATCTATATCTATATTTTGTTCTAAGACTTCTTTAGCTTCTTCGTTTAAAGATTTCAACTCTTTACCAATACCAACTAACTGCTTTTTAGTAATTTTACCATCTCCAAGTTTTGATCTAGCTTCGTCAACTTTACTTTGTATTTCTGATAATTTAGTTCTTACTGCTTCAGGATCTCTAATAGCTTCACTCATTCCACTTTCAGATACTAATTTATCAAACTGATCTTTATCTTGAATAACTGAATCTTTAACACCCAATGAATAGCCTTCCTGACCAACTCTATTTTTTAATAAATCTCTTTTAGATTCATCAGGATGATATTTTATATACTGAGAAGTTTCACCTGGAAATCCATATGAACCATTAGACGCTTTACCAAACTTAACTGATACAGCTGCTACTTTTTCAACTTTACCTTTACCATCCCTATCTACTCTTAATTTATCACCTGATGGATATGAACCATGAGAAGGTAAATAACACTCATCACCACCTGCAACTTCTGAATCATACAATGCCATTTCAGCTACGTTCTTCATAATAGCTCTCGCAGAATCTGGATCAGCTTCATGCATCATTCTAGCCATTGATGAATAAGAATCTTCTACAGCTTTCTTTCTATCTTCAGGAGACATAGAATCAAAATCTTGAGATATTTTTTCCATTCTCGCTTTATGCTCTTCCATTGATTTTCTTACATTAGGATGAGCTGTACCTTGTTGTTCTTGTTCTTTAAGAACAGCAATAGTTTTATCTAACGAAGGGTTTTCGTTTACTGATTGTTGAAAATAAGCTTTAGAGTGTTTATTGCTTGGTCTTAATATTTTACCGTCTTCACCTTTAGGACCAAATATTTGATGAAAGCCTGAACTTAATCTATTGTAAGGTTCTCTAGAAAATAATTCTCTTACTCCTTCATCATCTTCCGCTGTTGCTTTAGTAGCTAGATCAGGTTTAGATGCTCCTTGTAAAGCATTTTTAGCTATTTTTTGAACGTCACCTTTACCTTTAACATCAGTTACTTGTTGTATTGCATCAATCATAGCCATAGGAAGTTTACTACCTTCTCCTAAAGCTTTTCTTCCATCACCAGCTATAACACCAACATATAATTTTTTACCATTAGAACTAACTGATAATTTATATTTTTCAATCATTGCATCAGCGACCTCTTTAGTAGGATTTTTAGAAAATTCAGTAAAATCTTTTTCTAAACCTGCAAGTTGAGCTATATCAGAATCACCTAAAACGTTATTAGCTTTTAATCTATCTAGTCTTTTAGGTAAATTTTGAAATCCTTTTTTAATATCAGGAGAAGTTTCAGCAACATCTGAATCAACATCCTTTTTTACTTTTTTAATATCATCAGGAGATGCATCTTTTTTAACTAGTGATTGTGTTTCAGGATTATGATTCTTAACAGTATAAACATTTCCTGTATCTTTATTCTTTACAATATCATCTTCATGTAATTTTTGAACTCTAGGAAGATATTCTGATATAAACTCTTCGGTACATCCATACTGACGTAACACAGTTTCTAGAATCTGAATATGAGTTCTATTCTGTGGATCAGGGCATCCATCGTTAACTTTATACGCCCAATCTGTTAATGCTTTTTGTATAAAATATTTCATAATTTCCTACATATAAATATCTAATTACCTACTCAAAGGTGTAGAGTTCCATTTTATTATAATTATGACCAGTTTTACATTTAACCGGATATAACATTAGTTTTTTAATAGTTTCTAATAAAGATATTTCATCAGGATGTAAATCGAATAATAAAGCATCATAAGTATATAAAATTAATTTGCTTTGATATTTACTTAACATATTTTGTATAGAATCAATTATTAAAACGTTCTGCTCAGTTTCCATAGCTTGAATCATATAATTAAATAATGTCTGAGGTTTTATATCTCTATCTTTAAGATTTTCTGCGTAAACCTTTCTTTTAAATATAGGTGTTTCTACATAACCTTTCTTATTATAAATATCCCATATTTTAAAAATATGTTGTTTTACTTTACTAAAAAACGGAATATTTTCAAACTCTTTAGGTACACCACCATATAATATTTTAAACGATATAGCTTTTGATTCATTATATTCATCTTTAGTAATAATAGTTTTACCAAAATAATATTTACCTAGATATGTATGAAACGAGCTATCAGGAATTTCATTATAACCAATCATTTTAGCAATTAATCGTAAATGGTATGCGTCAAAATCAAACTCAATTAATTTACCTTTATCGAATCTACTAATATATTTTTCTCTAGTTCCATCTTCTTTATTTAAAGCAGCATAATTAACACCATTAAAAGAATTACTCGGTCTACCAGTTATAGTCCATAGATTATATTTGGTAAATTCGTAACCATTATAGGTAGCTAGTCCTACATTTTCTATATTTCTAAATACTTTTAAAACTTTATTATTGTATTCATTAAATCCTATATTATTTTTATTATCGATAACTTTTAAAACTTTATCTTTAATTTTATCGTAATACTCGACATGCTTTAAAACAGGAATAGTATCGTTTACATTATCTAGCTTCCAGTATTTATTGTAAAAGAAAATATGAGAATCAGTATAAAGTTCTTCTTTATTTATATTACAAAGATTACTCATATAATATAAAGCATCTATATTTACTGAATTTTTTATCTCAGTACTATAAGTATATTTAACTCTATCGTTATTTAAGAAAGTTAAACTATCAACATTAAATAATTTATCTGAATGGTTAGCAAGAATAATAAAAGTTTTTTTGGTATCAATAATATAAATATAAAGTAATGATAATCGATTATTAAGTCTATGTTTTTTTATATCACTATATAAAGGTATAACGATAGAATCATATCTATCGTATTGAACTTTTAGTTCAGCCAATATTTTATCATTATCAACTATCATTATAACCTTTTAAAACTTTACTTAATATAAAAAAAATTAATTAAAAAAACAACTAACCTCTTAAAATATTTTCATCTATTCTTTCAGCTTCTATTTTTAAATTATTTAATTTAGTTTTATATGTACTAGGATTAGTTTTAAGTTTTCTTTCTTTTGAACCTTCTGAAAGGCTTTCGGTTAACCAATCTTTACCTATTTGTCTTAACTCTACAGGAAGTTGTTTAATAGTTTCATCTAACCTAAGAATTTGTCTAGATCTTAAATCTAATTCACCTTGTCTTTCAGCAGTAGGCCAAATAAAATCTAAAATAAAATAAATTCCTTTAGCGATATTATTCTTAAATTGGTCATATTCTTCAGGATCTACTTCAGTAATTTCACCGGTATATCTTACTACTGCAACCCTTCTTAATTGTTGTAGTGTTCTAACATCTCTTGCAGAAACAGGTCTCTCATAAGGTCTTAATGTTAATGATTCTATTGGCTTTTCAGTTAAAAATTGATACTGTAGTTTAGATAATGATTCTAACTCACTCGGTTTATAGTCTTGTCGACCTAGTGCATCTTCTTCTAATGCAGCTACAGTATTTTCAGGTTCATTTTTGTGATCAATATTTTTCATTAGCGTACCATCAGGCATATAATGAAACCCTTCAGGTGGTATTAATTTACCTGGTTTAAAAATTCTCGCTTTTGCTCCTATTCGTCTAGCCATAGTTTACCCCAAATTTCTACCTTTAGGTTGTTTTTTATATTCAGTACCTAAGTAATCATCTATATAGAAGAACGGTTGAACATTGGTACTACCTTTTTTAATTGTTAAATGTAAATGTGGACCTAATGAATTACCTGCACCTGTAGCTCCTTTTGAACCACCTGACCAAGCAATTAATTCACCAAACTTAACTTTTCTATAATATTGAAAGTAGCTTCCTTTATTTATAAAATTAGAATTATTTTTTAGATCAGGCCATTGCATTTTAAGAGATGGATTTTCAGGATCTGCAAAGTAATTTAAATGTCCATAATCAGCTTTCAATCTTTCTTTCTTACCATTTACTGGAAATCCTCTACCGGTTGTTCTTGTATAATACCCGTAACCATCACCTCTATTTAATCCACCTGAACCACCTTTTTTATCTCCATTTAATCCTTGCATTTTACAAATTAATGTTGCTTCAGGATGTATACAAAGTAATTGAGTATCGTTAGGATTATTGAAATCAGCTCCACCATGACCAGTAGGACTAGTTCTGAAGTCTTCTTTACTTCCAAACCATGAATTTACTTTATAAATATTACCTTTACCGAAAGGATTACCTAAAGCTGCTTCAGTCGGTGCTGTTGTAGAAATTACATTAACACTTGCACGAGGTTTAACAGTAATAGTAGGAGTGTTTTCAGCATCAGGTAAAGGTCTCATTAACGTACCTATACTTGTAGTCCATCCTTCAGGATTAATTGTATGATCAACACTTGTTATTTGTAATGCTACTGTATTTTTATATCTACTAGGTAAAATACCACCTTCATCAACTGAACGTACTCCGATAGCGTTACCCATATAAAGACCTGAAATTCCTTCTAATTCTAAACTTACATCTATAGGTATAGGAGGTCTATAAGTACCAACCTCAACAGTATTTCCGTGAATATATTTTCTTACAAATTGTTTAGCAATTTTAACACCTTCATCTACGGAATCACTTTCTTGTTTTTGAGTTGCTGATGCATTTCTCTGTGCAGCTAATAAAATTGCATACGATTGTAACAAATCTGTTTCAGCACGCTGTCTAGTTTCAACAGAGCCAGTTTCATTTCCAATTACAGTAACATTAGATAATTTTTTTAATCTATCGACTATACCAATACCATACATCTGAAACATCTGTATAGCTGAGCCTTTAGAATTATCAGAACCTAAAGTTGAATAATAAGCCATACTAGCTAGTTCACTAGGTATTTTAGATTGTATTTTAATATCTTTAGTTATATTATCTAATCCGTTACCTGAAAAATAAAATACTCCTGTTTTTTCGTTGAACGGGCTAGGTATAGTAGATTTAATATATGCACTAGTTTTTTCACCTCCGGTATAGTTTTCATCTATAACACTGATTTGACCAGTAGTTGAGTTAGTTAATATCTTAAAACTCCATGGCTCGCCGCATGCTTTATTACATTCATTTAAAATACTTAAACAAAAACCTTTAACATCTTTAGCTTTTTCTGACATTTCTAATATCAAATCAATATTAATCATTAAATTTCTTAAGTTACCTGAAGAATAATCAATCTTACCATTTTCATTGTATCCTGCAAAAATATTTATAGCAGTATCATATCTTAACAAAGGATCAGCTTTAGCAGTAGCTATGCCTCCTTCGATTCCTACACCGTCTAACATTTCACTTGATACATCGGAGCCGATAGGTGGTGCTTCTACGCCTTCAGCTACAGGTAATGTAGGTATAGATTCTTGTCCTGGAAGTATACATACTTCAGGGTTATGTGAACGCAAGTAAGAAGCATTTATAATATAAGTAGGTTTAAAAATCTGTAATCCTGCTGATTCTTCAGTAAGTATACTTAATTCATCATCTTCAAATTCTATATTATGTTGACTTCTTAAATTTTCTTCAGTCGCAAACATTAATTGTTTTTCCGTATCTGATAATCTATGACCTGAAAAGAATACTGTTTCTAAACTTTCATTATTCGCGTTATCATTATTGTCAGTACCTGGTGAAGAAGATTTAGGCATATATAGTTCATTTATTATATAATCTTCTACGAATCTCCATGAGACGTATGTATTACCGTAAGCTATACTACCTATTGGAAATCCTGCATTTTCAGGAAACATAGTATATCCTAATTCACTAGAAAATGGCTTCCCATCGATACTTATATTTATTGGTGGTGCATATTTAGGATATACATCAGCATATACCATTTTATTTTCTGTCCCATCTTCTCCATAGAAAAATGGTTTATTACCTTCAGCGATTCGTTCTGAGTTTGCCCATGAGCAAAATCCCATGTTGGTTGCCATTCCAACTAACTCAGCATCTTTTTTAATAGTTTTATCTAGCTCTTTTTGTTTATCTTCTAGAAGTTGATTATCAGCATTTTTAGCTTTAGTTTTAAATCTATTTTTAATTTCAGTAGGTGATATAGCGTTTTCACCGGTAAAGGATGCAACTTCTTGATAGTTACCTGAGTCATCTTTTGTATATACAACTGTACCGGTAATTTTTTGCTGAGACATATATTTATCAGTACCCCATTGCACCTCCTTACCAGATTTATCAATTATTTTACCATCTTTTTGAGTCCACCCGTTACCTTTATTTCCTTCACTTGATACATTTTGGTTTAAAGTTGTTACACCGTCTACGCTTTCAACATAATTAACGTATTTTTTATCTGCTGCTTTAGTTCCGTCAGGATAAAAACTTTTTTCCATTCTAGGTTTATATTTACCACCTAAATTCTGAAACATTTCTTTGATACCGTCATCATCCCTACCCCATAATCTAGCTGCCCAGTCTTCAACAGAACCGTTATCTGTATACTCATTACTACCAGGCTTTTTTACATAAACTGAAAATTTATCATTTTTTGTTACATAATAATTACCAGCACGCAATTGTGCACCAAACTTTTTTTCAATTGCAGCTATACCTCCTTTAGCTCCTCCAAAAAGCCCCTTATAAGTAAATATTTTTGATGCTCTATCTTGATCCATGTGATCAGCTAGCTTATCAACTTGAGCAAACTTATCTGTAAACTTACTCATATCAATATCACCTTTAAGTGCTTTATTTCTATTGATACCAGCTTGATCCCTTAATCCTTTGTTAGCATAACTTACATAAGCAATAACTTTATTCCACCAGTGTCTATCACCTTTTATTGGGGTTAGTACCTGTCTTTCACTACCTGCATATTCTTGTAAATAGTAATCTGTTCCTTGTTGTTCACTAATTTCAGCTTCTGAAAAAGTTATATTACCATCAGCATCAGCTGATATTTTTATACCATAATTGCTTGTTTCTAATTTTTTAACACTTATAGTAGCTTTTTCTGAACTATCACTTCTTTTAGCTTCAACACTTTTTGGACTACCTAATCTTATTTTATTATATCTTTTTTTAGCTTCAGCTGCATCTTCAGCACCAACTTGAATATTTGCGATCGCTTTAGTTTCTTTTTTAATATATGCATGAATAGTTCTTATGTCTGAAACTTGAACATGTTTTCCATCTGCTACTATTGCACCTCCTAAAACAAAACTTTCAGCTGGTATACCTGCTGATAACGATCCTGGTGATATACAATCAACTCTACAATCATATCCTCCTTGACCATCGTTAGTCCAACTAAATTTAGTTACTATACCTAGTAATCCGTCATAGATACCGGCTCGAGGACCATACTTACCAAAAAATGAGTTAGCTTGATTTTCATAATAACCTATCTTAAATAATTCGGAATCATCTCCAAACTCACCAGTTAATCCAAACGATTTTTTTAATATTTCAATATTAATATTTTTCGTACTAGTTAATGGTTGACCGTCAGTAATTAATTCTAAATCGATAGGATCCATATAAAATTGTGGATGATACCAACCCCATTCTATTAACACTGACATTCCTGGTATCATATACATCATTTCAATAGCTTCTAAATCAGCAGCATTATGAACTTTTATATCGAAAGATGCACGCCTAATAGTACCTAAATCTCCCTTATTAGATACTGATAGTTGTGTGATTCCAGGTATAGGTGATTGTGCATATCCTGGCGTTCGTTCACCTCTCCAACTAAATGAGTTCCTTCTATATAATCCTTTATCGGTAGCAGAGAATCCTGCATTACCGTGACTAAAGTCACCATCATAATAAAAATTATCACCATCTTCGTCTGGAGAATGTTCGATAGCTTTACCACCATAAATAACATAATCTCTCCAATTAGGTACTGCTAAATCTTCAGGATTAGCAATAAATAAATTTGAGTTTGTAGTAAATTCATCTTCAGGAATAGCAAATGGTGCAACACGAATCCAAGATGTTCGTTCTTGAAAATAACGATATAGAGATTCTTGATCTCTTTTACCTTCAGCTACAGTTGCAGGATCACCAGTAACAGTAAAATTAAAGCCAGAATTAAATGTTGTACCTTGCATTTGAGCTATATTAGCTGCACTACTAACACCTTGAAATTGGTAAGCTGTTATATGTGTTTCTAACCGTTTTCGTATCAACGGATGAATCGAATCTAAAAAAATTCCTCTAAAACCAGACATATTAATATCCGCTTGAAATATTGTTTTTATTATTACTTATAATTAAATTAGGGTTAGCAGGTAATCTTAAAATAGCACCTTTTTTAATATATAATGTACCTTTCCCTAATGCGTTAGCTTGAGCTATAACCACCCATAAATTTGGATCGCCATAAAATTTATCAGCTAGATTATCTAATCTATCAGTTGTTGTAACTTCAATAAATATATCTTCAGGATTAGACTTAGGTATGTCTCCTAAAACATACGATTGTAAGTAACGTTTACCTTTTTTATTAACAATCCTATTAGTGTTATATCTCATAATAACTCTCCTTAATATCTATTGATTACCAGTTCTACGTTTCATCCCGATCTCAAATTTATCACTTGTAATCATTGAATCTTTAATCAAGCCATCTTTACCAACTAAACCACCCCTAGCACCAGGTACTCTATTATGAAGAACTTTCAAAGAAATCGCTACATCAACAACTCTTGGCATAATAAATCTATCATATTGATTTAATCTATCAGCTTTTTCTTGCAATCTTGGTGTAGGTGGAATAAAGGTATCAGTTTGTCGCTCTAATACTTTTATTTTATCTTGTATCTTACCAGTAGGATCTAACGGGGGTGCAGCTTTTAATGCCGCTAATTTTTTTAAACGCATAGACCTTAATTTTCTTTGAATTTTATCTTGAATTAAATTACCTAACGATTTAGATAAAGTTACAGATGGATGGTGTAAATCAGGATCCATTATTTCCCACATTGCATCTTCATTAGGAGTAATAGTAAATCCAGTCATTGCGCAAAGTTCTTTTTCCATATAACTACCAACAGTTACAGAAACTAATCTACCAGCGAATCTTGAACCTTGTGGATTATCAGTTTGAGGTAAAACGAAATTAGCTATATCATTTATTTTACGCCACATATTTCTTAAATCATGTCCTGCTACAGCTGCTATTTGTAAATTAAAAGCAACATCTCTAGCAAATCCACCGTAAGTAACTACTGATTGAGGTCTACCAACATATTTATGTTCATTCCAAGTTGGAGTTACGGTATCGGAAAATCCATTTAACATTCCTCTAACTGGTACTCTAATTTCATCGCCTGAAGTATCAAATCCATGAAATATAACAGGTATTATATCAGGTTTACCGCCTGGGTATAGAGATTTAGCAAGATCAGGATCAAATGAAGTATCTCTACCGTATTGTAATCCGTATTTTTTTCTATACTCTTTAGGTGTTACTGGTTCTTTAAAAATTGAAGTTACTCTTTTAGCTACATCTTTTATAGATCTTACCTTTTTTATATCAGCATAAGTATTAGTAAGTTCAGAAGGAACTACTCCAAGCTGTTGACCTGCTCTTAATACATTAGTAGCTAATTTTGCTGCTTTACCTAAAGTTGTAGTATTTATAATAGGTGCTACTGCATATTTACCTGCTGTAAATAATCTTGGCTCAACCGATCTAAAGTTACCCAGTAAATATAATCCACCTAGAAGTGTTGCATCACGTATCTGTTTACTTCTACCTGCTAGCCCTATATATCTTGACCCGTGTAATTTACCAGTAAATAAATCTTTACGAGCAGTACCTGACCAATTATCTCTTTTAAGATTATCGTAATAATTTCTTAAATTACTTTTTGAATTTTCTCCTGGTTTCAATATTGCCATATTAGTATCCCGACGGTGTTTTTTCTAAATGTAGTACTTCATTTAATTGATAACCATCGACACTTAATATTCTACTACTATTTACTGCATCAATAAGGTGATCCATTTTATCTAGTAAAGGTTGTAAATTAATTGTAGCTTGACCTCCGCCCCCTCCAAGATTAGTACCTGCTACAACCGTGTCTTTATTATTTAATGATATAGCTCCTTCAGGTCCAAGTAACATTCTATCACCATATCCAGCATCAGACGATCCAGCAGATAATACGTCATCTCCTTTAGGTACTGCAGATTCACCTGATTTAAATAACTGGAACATTCCATATACTGCAGCTCCTGCTAGAGGTAATCCAATACCGAAAGGTATTTGAGCTAATGTTGAAAATATAGAACCGATAGCTTTACCGACGATAGCAACAGCTCCTGCAACGTGTTTCATAACTGCTCGACCTGCTAGCGCTAAACTTTCTTTTTGTTTAGTACTTAATAATGCCGCTGCAGTAGCTTGTGCTGCCATAGCTACTTGAATAGCTACTTGTATAATTTGCATTGCAAGTAAAAGATCTTTATTACTAGTTAAAGCTGAAGTTTGGTCAGCTATCGAATTCTTTATATTATCATTTAAAGCAGCTACTTGGTCGAATGCAGTTTTAGCTGCCTCTCGATCTACTTGTTTTTGCTCAAATTCAGCTAATTGACCTTGACGTATTTGTTCTTCTATACCTGCAATACGTTCAGCTTCCGCTGCATCAGCTTTCCTAGTTGCTTCAAGCTGTTTAGCATTTTTAAGTTTCATTATATCAACACCTAATGCTTCATTAAGTGCTTTTATTTGTAATTGATTTAATCCGTCTAGATCACCTGCTTGCTTAACTACTTCTTTAAGCATATCCTCGTGCTTACCTTCTATCGCTAATGCTCTAGCTTTATCGAGATTAATATTTTTACCGGTAAGCATATTAAACTTCATTTGTTTTTCAATGCTACTTTCAACGTCTAATAAATTTTCAGACATTGATACCATATCACTTAATTCGAATCCCATTCTTCTAGCTGCAACAGCTGCTATAGCTAATTCTTTTCCTGATTTACCTGTAGCATTTGCAAACGCTTCACCACTACTAGCTATATCTTTCATTACTTTATCGAATGCTACTCCTGATGCTTCTGATAAAGCTTTAGTACCAGCCATTAAACCAATACCTAGATCATCGCCTGCTTCTCCTGCAGCGAACATCTGCTTACTAAATGCTGCTGCTGTATCATTACTAATACCTAATTTTTTTGCAGCTACATCTAAATTAACTATCTGATCTGCAGAAAAGTCTAAAGCACCACCGAATTGATTTTTTAATTCAGCTGCAGTAGCAGTAACTTCAGATAACGTAGTATTCATTATGTTACCTGAGTTTATAGAAGACATTAATTGTGAATTAAATTTTTCAGCTTCACTTACATTTTTACCCATTGCTTGTGCAGTATTGTTTATATTATTACTATGTCTTTCAGCTACTTTTTGAATCTCTTCCATAGCTTTTAATAATGCACCACCGAGAAATACCATACGCTGTCTAGTCATAGCTTGTCGTTCAAGTTCAGCTGACATCTGAACCTCAAGTTTCATCATAGCACCTTGAGTCTTTTGAGTAGCTTCAGTTAACTCTTTAACCTTTTTAGCTTGCTCTGCAACGTCTTTTTTAGCATCACCTGATAATTGCATAGCTTCGAGCATTTTTTGCTCTAATGCTAAACTTTCTTCACGGGCTTTAACCTGCTGTTTTAATATTTCTAAATCATCTGCCATTTATTATTTCTTTTGATATTTAGCCATAATTGCATCGAAATCAGCTATAGCATCTTTTACATCTTTCATTTTCTTTTTAACTTCAGGGTCTCGCAAAGCTGCAGAACGTGCAGCTCTATCGATAAATTTTTTACCAAAGAAAAGTCCAACCACACCTTTAACAGCTAGATCGAACAAGTTTTCTCTTATAATTTTTTTACTCATTAGTATTCTCCACAGTAATGGTTTTATATATTATAAATATCTAACTATTTACTTTTTACGTGGAATACGTGCCTGAGCTTGTTTTATTTTTTTATTTTGTTCTTCTATATGTTCATTATGCTTTTTAATTTTATTACTAGTAAGTTTAAAATAAAATTTACGTAGATCTACAGGCATAGTATATAGCTCGGTCCATGAGAACCCAGGCATATGCTCTAATATATAGAACATTTGTTGGTGCAGAACGGCCCTGTAATCAGAGCCTAGGCCAAAAAAAGTTAATGTCAATGGGTAAGTTAATAAACTCGTGATAATCTTCTTCTGGAACGTCTACTTCAATAGTAAGATCAAAATCAGGGGTAATATCTAGAATGTGTTTTCTTAAATGAAGTGAATCTTTAGCTAATAAATAATTTTCTACAAAATCATTAATAAAATTTTTATCATCATTACCATCTACACTTACTATAGTATTTTTTAATTCAGTAGTAGTACGTTTAGGAGGTATACCAGCTTTCTCTTGAGCAGCTAAAGTTTTTTCGATACGTTTTTGTTCTACTGCAGTACTTAAATTAAATACAATTTTCTTTTTACTAACTGGTAATACATATTCATATGTTCTAGAGTTATTATAAATACTGTAATCTAGTTCTTTAACTTTTAATTTGTTAATATCTACAGTAGTAGTAAACTCTTTACCAGTTTCAGGATGTTTTATAGTAATTGTATAATCAGATCCATAACCTAAAACTCTTGCGGCTAACATAATAGCACTTCTATCCCCTACAACTATATCATTTAAATTTACAGGCTCACCTTTACCATTACTAACTACTAAAGCTTCATATAATTTATCTAAAGCTATTCCTTTTTTCAAATAGTTAGGGTTAGTTAAAATATCTTCATCCTTACCAGTCATATACCTTAGTTCTAATTCACCTGATGATAATGGATTATCAATTGGATATACTAAACCTTTAGAAGGTAAAGGTATTATTTCAGTAGGAAATAATGATTCTGATTGTTCAACTTTACTCGCTTTTTTATGAGCACCTGCTATAATTTTAGCTTTTAATTGTGCATCTGTTAACTTTTTTTCTGCCATGTTATAACTCCTTTAAATTGTTCTATATATAAATATAGTAAAACAAAAAAAGTCCCGTAGTTTTACGAGACTTTCTTTAGTCGAATAGCGATGATTATAAATCGTATAATGCCCAGTCGTATTTAACTGTTATCGATATTTCTAATGGTTGATCATTTGACCAGTCATACTCGCCCATTTCTGTAGCTGATACAAACGCTCCTTTAAGGATAAATCTTTCACATATATTACCTGCTGGATCTAATCCTTCTACTGTTATTTCTTTTTTATATTCATTTGGATAGCCTGCTAATCCAGTAGCTGATTGATAACCTAACCTTACCCATGACATTACTGCAGTAGCTCCTGAAGGAATAATTGGATCATATAATGTCATCGTTATATCATTCCATTCAGCTTTACCTTGTAATTTTCTATACGTGTTTACATGATCAAGTTTAATATCACCAAAAGTTATACCAGGTCTAGTAACTTTTTTAACTAGAAAAGAAGGTATATCAGCTATGGTCATAATGAATCTATTTGCTACCTTAGGTACAAACAACTCATCTGGGCCTGCCATAAATGATTCAGGGCTTAATTGTTCGAATTCTGGCATAGTTTATTCTCCTTATTTATTATAAATATCATTAATCACCAAAAGTAGCACCAGTTGGTAAGACATTAAAGTCTATTACTATAAATTCAGCAGCTTTAGCTGGCTGTAAAAATATATCACCTTTAAGTATATTTCTATCAATAACTTCAGGTGTATTATTAGTTGTATCCATTACTACTTTGAAAGCAAATAATCCTTGATTAGCTTGAACTTCTTCCATATAAGGAACAACAGCTGATAAAAATCTATTTCTAGTAGCGTTAGTATTATTTTCGAATACTAAGAATTTAGAAGTTGATGCAATAAATTTCTTAAGATTAATTAACAATCTTCGTACGTTTATTCTATCTAACGCTGATGCTTTTTTCTGAAGTGTTTTTTGACCGAATGCACAAACACCAACACCAGGAAAAGTAGCTATAGGGTTAATTCTACCTTCATATAATGTATCTCTATTTGAGTGAGTTAAGTTTCTTTCAGCTCTTACTGCTGTTATACCACCTCTATTTAATCCTGCTGGAGCAAACCATTCAGCTGCTATACTGTCATTAAACGAAATAACACCTGGCATTACTACCGAAGGTGGTACCCATACATTTTTACCTAATTGATTGTCTGCAATTTTAACCCATGGCCAATACATTGCAGCATAACTTGAATTATAATCGTTAGCTTCAGCTGTTACTGTTGATAGTGTTGTAGTATTGTAAGGAACTGGGTCAACTACTGCAAAACAATCACCTCTATCTTCACATACTTGAATAGCTTTATTAACTACTGCAGCATGTTGATTTTGATTAGCACCTGGTACTAAAAGCATGTTAATATCGTAAAAATCTTGATTAGCTAGTAATTGTAATGCATCTGCATATGCAGTACCACCATTAGTATTTGAAAGATCATTTAGGTCATATCCTTGAGAGTTAGCAGAATCAATATTTTCATAATATTTTCTAGCACCTGCAACTGTATCACCGTCTGAACCTCCTTGGAATGCACCACCTATTGAACCTGAACCGTTAGCAGGTAAAGACGCTGAAGCAGCTCCTACTCTAACATCGCCATTTTCATCAAGATAGTTAATTGTTTGCTTTATTACTTCTACTCTAACGAATGATGATCTTGCTTCATAATCTCCAACTGCTTGTATATATGGATCAGCTGTTCCTGAACCTTGTATTTGAAATCGAGAATCACCTACAGCTTTCGCTATATAGTTAGGTTGATTAGGATCTAGAGATACTTGGTTGAATTGTTCTAGGATAATTTTGTTATTATTAGTATCGTCACCTCTTCGTATTAATAAATTGAAAGTACCAGTTTCATCATTTTTACCAGTAATTTCATATCTAATATTATCTTTAGTACCTTCAGCTAACAACTGATTAGATCCTATAGACCCACTATTATTTAATAAAGCGCCATGAGATAAAGTATGTAGTTTAAATGATATACCATCTGCTGATGGATCTGCTCCTACAGCTATAGAACTGGTTGCTACACTAGCACTAGCTACAGAAAAATTCTGACCTGCGATTCTAACTACTGTTAAAGCACCACCGAATTCAAGATATCTCTCAGCTGTATGAGATGTTAAAAATTGATATGAATCACTACCTGACTCGAATGTATCACCAAATTTTTCTACATATTCAGCGAATGTAGATACTGTTGTTGGTACAAGTACAGGTCCTTTTACTGTTGGTCCAACTATTGCTGCACCAATCTCACCGATACCAGCGGGTAAGAAAGAAAGATCATTCTCTCTTGTAAATACGCCAGGGCTAACTATTTTTTCTGCCATTTATTGTCTCCTAATATAATTACCAAGTATATAATTATTCTTATATAAATATATGACAAAAACTTCAAACTTTACTTTGTAACGGTTAATTCTCCGGTATCAATATTTAATCTACCTGCACCATATTTTTTAGTAAGAGTATCCATAGTTTTATTTCTATCTTGAAGTATTTTGTCAATAGACTCAATTATAAGTTTTTTTTGTATTTTTAATTTATCAAGTTGATAATTAACTTCACCTAATTTAATAAATAAAGTTTTATGTTCTTCAACTGATTGTTTTATTTCATTAATTTCATTATCTTCTATTTTCATTAATAACCTCCATTTCTTGTAGAATTATCTACGTTGTCAACATTATTTAATTCATCGCTAGTCATTGTTGTTTCACCTAGCTGTACTTTTGCTTTAGTTAATACTCTAGAACTACCTTCTTGTGCTTGTTTTTGAATAGTTTTAGGAATAATATGTCCTTCAATAGTTAAAGAAAATTCACTTTTTACTACTCTATCTTCTCCTACATTTAATTCAACTGCACTAGGAAATTCATCTACTTTAGCTCTAACCATATATTTGTTTTTATCACCCCAGTAACCTCCTTCACCATAACTTATAGCTTCAATTATTCTATTCATTTGAGTTAAAAACTCTGTATAAATAACACAAGAATAATTCACTGTAATGTAATCAGGAACTACTATTCTCTCTAGTACTCTAGAATATTTAAGTTCTTTTTGACGCTGATTAAGCATACTTAATCTATCATACCTTTGATTAGGATCTCTACCACGATCAACAAAAGTATATATAGGTTTATTAGCATCTACTTTGTTACCTAAGTTTCTATTTTTAGTAATACTATCACGTTTAAATGTAAGTATAGGTAGTTGTATTTTACCTCTAGTATCTCTTTTTAAATCGTTTGTTTGATAACTCTTCCAGTTTTCAGGTGATGCATAAGTTACAGGAACTTGAGTGATATTACCACCACTATCAGTAATCTGTAATTTTAAAACTTCATCAAAGTAATATTTTATAGTTTCATCGATATCATATAAACCAATAGATTTTTCTTCGAATGCATTTTGATCCATCCGAGTTTGAGTTTCTCGGACTACATTATTTCTATTATGTTTAATATCGTTTTTAGCCATTATCTATATAATCCATTTATTTCATTAGTTATATCACTAACATTACTTTCTACTGGTGATTCAATATTTAATTTTGACTTTCTTGTTAAATGAGCAGCTGCTACTGTAGATAGACTTTCACCGTGCATTTCTGATTCATTAGTAAAACCAAAATTTGCTCCATCGCCAGATATTACATTTTGATTTCTGCCAAACAAGTATTGGTTTTTTATTAACGAATCTATTTCCCAGTAATTAGAATCATAATAAACTAAATCACCAATCTCTATTGAAAATCCATTTTCTTCATCAGTACCTGAGGTATTTTTACTCCATATATCTTCATTCAAAAAACTATAGGTTATTTTCTGATTGATATCTATACCATAATCAGTTTGCATATATTCTTGATCTTCTCTATTTGCCATTGCATGAAGTAAAACACCAGTTCTCCAAGCTTTATCACCATTTACACCTTCACCATACAAATTAGTATTAGATTTAGTAATATAAGGTTTAAATACTATTACAGGGGTATCAATAATATCTTCCATTACCTCTTTACTGAAGTGTTTAATTAACTGTCTATCTTTTAATCTTCCAAATATAGGCATAATTATTATCCGATATAAATACCATACGGCATTTTTTGCATTGTTTCTTGCTGGAAGTTAGCAATATCGTTTTGTCTTTCCATTAATTGTCTTCTAGATGCTGCTTCTAAATCTTCTCTCAATTCAGAAATTAAAGCATCTCTTTCTGCAGCACCTTCAGTTCTTAAAGTATCGCCATCGAGTGATACATCACCGTTAGGTATCGGCATTGAACCATATTTACCTCTAATCGAACCTAATAGCTCTTTAACTAAAGCAAGAGTATATTTTTTAATCCATTGTTTACCTGGATCATTTATATTACTGTATAGCATATTATCATAACCTGCATTTGAAAAATCAGATATGTCACTAGTTACTGTAAAGTTTTTTCTATCATTAACTTTTATATAATGAAAAAATAATTTATAAGAAGAATCCGGTAATGGAAATACTCGTATTCTATTGCCTTGAATATGGAATGAATAAGCTGATTTTCTGACTAGGTCGTTAAATTCAATAGCTTGTATTCTTAATAAATCATCATACATAGGCATAAGTAAATAATTTATAGCTGGAGAGTAGTTACCGAATCCGAAAGCATTTAAAAGTTGTTGTGATCCTAAACCAGAACCTATATGTGGATCAAAAAAACGAGTCATAGCAGGAGTAGCTTCATAAAATACTCTTCGTATTTCTATTGGGTCAGTACCTGCTGTACCGCTCTCTAAAGTAACAAGTGATGAATCAGTTAAATCATAAACACCTTGATTTTCAGACATTGATACAGATCCTGAATAAAGTTTTACATCACCACCAACACCTGCTTCAGTACCATATGCTTTCGATATACCGACTATATCATTTAAACTTGAATTAAAATGTTTGTGTGTAAAATTTGATCCAGTAGAGTTGCCCTTTAATGATAATAAATTTTCTTTAATATTAAATCTATTTACTTGAGAAGAATATTCAGTAATAGATTCTTCAAAACAAGCGAAAAAATTTTCATCTCTTAATTCAATATCAACTATAGGATATCCAATACGTCTAGCGCACCAATCCGCTACTTTTGGTCCATCAGTTTGAAATGCAGAATCATTATCGTATGTTCCAAAAGGAGTGCTTTGGCTTATCGCTGCAGCAGATCCATCATATACTGTTGTTGTTGCCATAGTTTTCCTCTAAATATATTATTAGTCTAATATAAATATCAAATAAAAAGTTATTTAACTTGTTTTTCTTTGTATACCTTGAGAATATCATCTAATATAGGATGCCTATGATTTTGAAGAAGTTCAATAGTATGTAATCCATTTACAGTATGTACTGATGATAAAAATTTCAATCCACTATCTCCACCTTTCTTTAAATCAACTTGTTGAGAGTCTCCACAAAACATCATTCTACTATTTAATCCTATTCTTTGTAGAATCATTAGAGTTTGTTCATGATCTAAATTTTGACATTCATCAACTATAACTGATGCATCTAGAAATGTTCTACCTCTCATATACGATACTGGTACTATTTCTATTTGACCATCTTTTATCATTTTATCAACACGCTCTCGTCTTAATAACTGATACATATTACCATAAATAGGCGCAACCCAAGGTGACATTTTTTCTTCCATATTGCCAGGTAAATGTCCAAGGTCTTCTTTCGATATAGTCGGTCGGGTAATAATTATTTTTTTCCTTCTCTTTTGTAGGACTTCCTGAAGTGCTATCTGACACGCTAATAGGGTCTTACCCGAACCGGCTTTACCTAAAATAATTGAGATCGTATTTTCTAGAATTTGTCTTTTTGCTTCTTTTTGCTCGTCATTCAAAGATAATAAAAATCTATAACCTTTTTTATTATTCTTTGCACCAGCGTCTTTTGAAAATGGTTGTGCCATAATTATCTCCTTTATTTATAATAAATATCATTATTTACATATATATCCATAAAAAAAGCCCTCCGAAGAGGGCTCTTATTATTAAATTATTCAGAAAGAATATTAGTGAATAGTCACCGCAATCTTACCAAAGAATTCTTTTCTTACAACTTTCTTCGCGTAACGAGTCATTACACCTTTTCTAGGAGTAAAGTTAGTTGGATCGTACACAAGTGGAGTCATAATTAATGGAATATATGGAGCATATACAGCACCTGTTTCTAGGAACTGGTTACCTCTGAATCCCATCAATATACCGTCAGCAGTATTTCTGTAAGGGTTCTTATAGATAGTATATCTATTAGCGAACTGACCTACTTTAGTTACACCAGCAGCAAATTGAGTTTGAGCACTATCACCTGTAGCGTCAGTTGCAAATCCAGGCATTGCTTCAAGAATAGCAGCAATTTCAGGTGACATAACTGCGAAGTTAGCACCACCTCTCATTGTAGCTTTATGAATCTGATTAGATACTTTTTGCATTTGGTAACCTAAAGTTTGTACCCAAGTACCAAAGTCATATCTAGCAGTACCGTTTGCTAATTGAGCAGAAACATATCCAGCAGCTGATCCTGATAATACAAATGTTTCACCTGTATGTAAAGCAGCTCTATCTAACATTGCTAAAATTTCCATGTCGATTTCCATCGAGATGTACTCTGATAACATTGAAGTTAATTCAGCTTCAGCATCGATCGAGTGATAAGCATTTAAGTCTTGAGCAAATTCTGGTGACCATACAACTTTTAGTTTTCTAGTCTTTGCAACAAGAGCTTCTTGTCTTAATTGTACATTCATTTCTGGGATATCTAGATCGTTAGCATCACCTGCATCAGGGTTACCACCGTTAGTATCTTCAAAATCACCTCTTTCAGCAGCTACTGTAGTGTTTTTGTAGTAATGTACAAAGAACTTATCAGTTGCAGCTGAGTTGGTAGAACCAGTTCCACCTTGAGCTTTACCATTATATACAAATGATATAACAGTACCAGCAGCATTAGCAGTAGCAGTACCAGCAGTTGTACAAACAACACCAGTATCAGTACCTGCAGCAGAAGCAGAAGTTAAAAAGAATGTAGCTGTTAAATCTAAATCAGCAGTCGATGCAGATGCAATCGGCACTGTAATAGCAGCATCAGCAGCTACAGCTTGATTTAATGCTGCACCACCTAATTGTGAAAACTTCTTAAGAGTATATCCTTCTTTACCGTCTCCATAAAGTCCTCCTGTTGGAGTTGAAGATGCTGAAGTATTACCCATTACATCAGTACCATCAGTATGGTTTTCACCTCTTGTTGTACCATATTTGAAATCTAGATAAAATACTAGACCAGATGGTAAGTTCATTGGTTGTACACTAACGAACTCTTTTGCGAATATTTCGCCGAAGATACGTCTTACTAATGGAAGTGCAACACCGTTCCACTCTTCTGAACCTGCAGATCCAATTTTAGAGTTCTCTGTTACTAGCTCTCTAGCTTGGTTTTCTAATAGAATAGCAGTATTATGCTTTTCATAATCTTTTTCGATTCCTTCAAGTAATCCAGTTTTTTCCCATTTAGTAACGTACTTCTTTGTCTCATTCAACTGTTGTCTATAAGTTGATTGAGCATCGTTTAATAAATTTGAAATTTCTTGTGACATTATTTGTCTCCTTATTTCTTATACGTTAATAATTACAATAGACCAGCTAATCTTTTCATTCGATCAGCCATTCCATTTGATTCTACAATCTGACCTTTCGGTGCAGTTGAATTTGATTTTTTAGAAGCAAGTCCTTCAGTTAAACCTTTCTTTGAAACAGTTTTGCCTGTAAATGATTCAGCTAAAGTAGTATATACTAATTTAACTTCTCTTAAGTTAGACGCTCTATCGAAAGTTTCGATAACTTTCATTTTTTGCGACTCACTTAAGTTATTAACCTTAAACAATTTGTTTGAGAATAATAATTTAGCATTTAACAAGTTTACTTCCTGAAGTGTGTCTTTCAATGATTCGATAGTTTTGTATGCTTCAGCTAATTCTTCATGCATACCTTCTTCTTTATCATCTTCGTCTTCTTCAGTAAGTGATGCAATGATTTCATCTAAATTTAGATCTTCACGCATACCTTCTTCAGTTTCATCTTCCTCTTCTTCTTTCAGCTTACCTTTACCTGGATCGTCTTGATCTTTACCAGATACTTGATCCATTTTGTTATCGCCTTTTCCGATATCAGTTGAATCAGATGCTTCACGCATTCCTTCTTCAGCTTCATCTTCATCATCGCCTTCGAGTTCTTTTATGATTGATTCTAAATCAAGGTCATCTTCTTCATCGTCCATATCCTCTTCTCTCATACCTTCTTCTTTATCATCATCCATATCTTCTTCTCTCATGCCTTCTTCAGCTTCGTCCTCATCTTCTTCACGCATGCCTTCCTCAGTTTCATCTTCGTCGTGCATACCTTCTTCGTGAGCTCCTTCTTCTGGTTCATGACCACCTTCGTCGGTATCACCTCTCATTTCGTGCTTACCGTCTTCTAGCTCGTCATCATCCTCCATATCATCTTCTTGCAATTTAGCAGATAACATAGATTGAAGTTTTGGTGTGAAAGCTTCTTCAAGAGCAAGTTTCGCATTAGCAATAGCAGTTTCTCTAACAGCTTTAGCATCAGCAATCGCTTCTTTTAACAAGTCTTTTGACATAGTTAATCTCCAATAAATTTTTAAATGTGGAAATAAGATTATTAGGAATCTTAATAGATATTAATTTGTATCTAATACTATATAGAAGGATAGTATATTTTGTACACATATAAATATATACATAAATATTTAAACAATAAAAAACCCGAATAAAATTCGGGTTTCTTTAATTAATCAGGTAAATTAGGACCTATTTCAGCTTGAGCAGGTACAATCCAAGTAAAATTTTTCCAATATTCTTTAGAAATTTTTTCCCTTAATTGTTGCTTTCTAATAGCGTCTTGCATTTGCTTTCTACGTTTAGCAGACGGTTTTATATATTCTTGTTTAGATCTCATCTTACCTATAATATCAGCATCTTTCATCTGACGTTTAAGATAACGTAAGCTTTTTTCTAAAGCTCCGGGTGAATTGTCAGGTACTTTAACTCCTCTTGGATTACCTGGTAAATAAAAGTCTTGTCTAGACCATCTTTTTCTTCGAAAGGCTTTTTTAGGAGGGCCTTGTCCTCCTTCATAATTTTTCTGCATATGCATTATTTTTAGTTAAACGATTATTAATTACCTTAATATAAGAAAAAATATACAATAAACCAACATAATACTAATATCTATTGAAATTATTTTTTAGCATTCTACCAACATATTTTTTTATTTGAAGTGCGTACGATGCTCTTTGTTCAGCATAATAATCTCTACCATACCCGGTTTCACCTTGTGATTGTTTATCATAGCTAGTATATTTGCTGTAACTATCAAGAATACTATCTTGTAATCTAGTTACTGATTGAAGCTCTTCTACTTTACCACCTATCTCAATTCCAATATTACCGTATCTATCTAATTGCATCTCTTTCAATGCTTTTTCAACAAGTTTATTAGAATGAGCAACAGCCGCTAACACCATCTTATGTATCTTATCACCTCTATCAGCAGATTGCTGGAGAGCTTGTGTATATCTTTTTATATTAGCATCTTTAAATTGTTTAGGTGTTTGAAATGCTGTAGCACCAAATTTTTGATTAGCACGCATTTTTTGTTTATCTTTTAATGCATCTCTTTTATCTTCATAATTTATTTGAAATACTATATGGGGCATTTCTGACATACCTCTAACACTTCTAGCACCTTGCATATCCATACCAACTTTACTAGAACTACTATATTTAGACTTTTGCCCTAAACCATTTTTAGTAACGTATGCTACTTTACCACCAACCATCATTCCGATCATTTGACCTTTTTTAATTTTTCTATTCCAACCATAAGTTCCTGATTCTTTAAAGTCAAAATCTTTTAAAGCTAAAATAAGATATATACCTTGTTTACCATACAATTGAGCAGGAGTTTTCGCTACTCTTGTAATATCAGCATCATTGATTGAGTTCCAATCTAACCCGGTTTTAACACCAGCTTGTAGAAAGCTTCTTTTTTCCCATTTAGACATACCATTAACTAAAGATTGTAATCTTTTAGACCCAAATCTTTCTGATAAAAGAAATCTAACTTCTTCGGATATAATTTTTCTTAATTTAGCTTCTTGCATGATTATCCTCCTATTCTTGAATATTTGTACATATCTGCTAAAGCTTTAACTGCTTTCTTTTTAGCTTGTTCAAATTCTTTTCCATATCTTCCTGAACCACCACCTTTTTTAGCAAGGTTTGCCATTTGAAATATTTTTTTAAGGTTTTCAGTCTCTTTGCTATCTTTCATTTTAGGAGCAGCTTCACTTAATTTAGTTTCGTTTTTAATCGCTTTAGTAATAGCTGCTCTTTTCTTTGCTAGATACTCGTCAGACTCATCTTCATCACCATCATTATCTATATCACCATCTTCTTTACCTACAGGATCTAAAGCTTCAGATATATCATAATACTTACCTAATTTGTTACCTATGTCTTCAAATACTGATTCAAGTCTTTGCTGTAGAGTAGATAATTCTTTTGCAGCTTTTTCAAACAATTTAGTAGATTTATTAACTTCAGACATATCCCTTTTTACTGTAACTGCATCAAACCAGTCACCTGTTTCTTGTAAAGCTAAAGTAGATGCACCTTTAGTCATACTTTTTATAGCTTCAACCATATCTTTAATTTCATTAGTCTTATAAACCTTAGCACCGAAATCATTAAATTTAGATACAGCATCCATAATACCTTTTTTCTCTTCGCTTGTAAGAGATCTATTAAAAGCTTCTTTATTGCTTTCATGTAATATCTGTTTTAGTTTCATTTATCTACTCCTGATTAGGTAATGCACATTTGCAAGTTAGATCGCAAAGCATTTCACTAATAATATTATTTACTTTAAAATATTTATCTTTTTTTACTTTTCTTGTTACTGATTCATTTATAGGTTTCATAAATGCTCCATGTGTAGATGGATTACTTACGAAGTCCCAACATACTAGTTCGAAATCATTTTGAACAGCAACTGTATCTTCGCTAATTTGTTTAACAGAACCAAGACCTCTTGATGAAATACCAAGCTTAATACCAGATCTTAAAAGTTCTTTTAAAATATTTCCTGACGGCGTTGGTAGTACTTCAACTTTACCCATTACATCGTCTCCATTCCACCATACATCTAATATATTATGAGATGCATTAGCTAAATTTACTACTGAAGTATCAGGATGATCTAATTCTCCTAACGCTCTTCTTTCTGCAATTTGAACTTTTTTATATTCATTAACTTCACGCATAAGAATATCTTTAGGGTAAACTCTACCATTTTGATTTTTTGAGCCAGCTCGTTGAAGTACACCTGAAACTATTACTCGTCCATTATTCTGTTGTTCTGACTCAGTAATCATTTGAGGTGATATATCAAATGGAGTATAATCGATTAATAAGCTTTTACTCATTTCATTCTCTCCCAAGTACTTCTTTTTCTATAAAGATCAAAAAATATACGAGCAAGTTCATTACGAATAATTCTTCTTACTTCTTCTATAGTCATATTTTCATTTAAAAGATCTTTCATTAAAATTTTCTCAACTTCTCACTTATACGCATCATTCGTTCTGATATTTTATATAAATTTTTTCTAGTCGATTTCCAATACTGTTTATTATCTATACCTTCTTCAGTTTTTAATTTAATATTTTGATTAATAATTCTTTCAATTCTAAAAAGTTTACTACTTACTTCTTTAATAGATTTATTTACTTTTTGTTTAGCTGAAAAATCTGAATTATTTTTATAGTCTTTGTAAGAAATTTCGTTTAAAAAGCTAGCTTTAGCAAAAGTTTTAAATTTAGATTCTTTAACTTTTTTATATCCTGCTACTTCAATATCTTCATCATCTTTTTTACCAAATGCATATTTAGTATTATAAGCTTCGCCACCACCAGTAACAGATATTTCTTCTATTTCTTCTTCAACTTCTTTTAACTTTTTTTCTAACAATTTATTTAGTGACATTTCTTAACTCCTTGATTAAATTATAAGAACGAAGAACTGATACTAAATGTTTATCTCTTATTTTATTTTCTTTTTTTATAAGATTTAATTGTTGAGATACTTCATTTAATTTTATCTTAACAACGTTATTAGTTACTTTATTTTTTAATAAACCAATAGCTTTATTTACAACATTTATTTCATTAATAATATATTTTTTAAGAGTTGAATTATTGTTAATATTATTAATATATTCTTTAAGTAAGTTTTTCTGTTTAATATTTAATTTACCATATTTTGTATTAAATTTTTCAAGTAAAATTTTATATGATAATAATCTTAAATCCTGATCTTGTTTAGAGTATTCTTTTATAATATTATCTTTATTAGTCTTTGTACTACCAAATTTTTCTAATATATGTTCTGTAAGAAAAAATCTACTCTTCATTGTTAATGAAGGTTTCTGTACTCTTTTTATATTCTTACTTTCAAGTAAAGTATATATAGACGCATTTAACTTGTAATTAGGAATATGAGATTTAAAAAAATCGTCTAACTTATAATTTATTTTTATTTCTTTTATTAAATTATATTTTTCTCTATTTAATTTAGAAGAAGATAATTTACTATGTTCATTAATAACTAAATCTATAAATCTATTTGCATTATTCTCTGTTTTATACTTCTGTTTAGAAAGAGCTTTAAAAAGATTTAATTCTTTAGTTAGATAACTATTTTTATTAAAAAATTCTTTAACTATAGTTATAGCAGGAGATTTTTCGATACCATTTATAGTATCAGATGTAATTTGTCGAGTTAGTAACTCAAACAATACTCCAATATTTTTAATTTTATTGTGCTTTATATTTGCCATATTCTTTTTCCAGTATATACATCTATGCTTATATAAATATCAAGTTACTTATAAAGAATCATCATTGAGCAAATTATTTTCACTTAACAATGTAGTTTTTTTCTTTTTATCCATACTTTTTAACAAAGAGTCCATTGATTCTTTATATGCATGTTTAATACTTCTATCTCTATTAAAATAATCTCGATTTTTAGTTTTATTACCCATTGGATCAGCTCCTCTAACATGATCTTGAGTACCATATTTTGTACCTTCTGGAGGTCTGCCTACAGGGTTAGTAGAAGATTCAAAAGTATCTTCTTCATTATCAGGTTGTACTTTAGGATCTCGAGCTGGATCTTCACCTTCATCTTCGATTTTAGTTTTTCTGAAAGTTTGTTTTATATCTTCTATAACACTATTTCTTTCCTTTTCAACATCTTCTTTACTCATATTAAAGATGTTCGAATAAATCCAATCTTCAGATAACATTTTATTATCTTTCATATCTCTTGCAAGGTCTACTTTTTCTTTCCATAGATTTAATTTTTCTTGTTGATAAATTGTAGAACTATTTGTAAGTCCAAGTTCAAAATCAACTAATTTTTCATCTGTATATCCTTGTGAGTATAAATGAACGATAGCTATTTTAGTTAATTCCGAAACTGCTATACGTTGTATACGTTCTATAGTTCTTGCGAATCTAACATCCTCGGCTGCTAGTGTAGCTTTACCTTCTGTAGTTTCATCATAACCTAAAAATGCTTTTGGTATTTTTAAACCTGCAAAAACACGATTTCTTAAATATTCAACATCATCTATACCACCGAAATCCATACCACCTAAAGAATCGATCTCAGTTCCTGATTGACCACCTCGTACAGGTAAATAAAAATCTTCCATCATATTTTGAATGTTAAATTTTAAATTATATTGACCGGTAGTTTGATCGATATACGGTACTTTTTTCATTTTATCGATAACCTGTCTCATATAGTTATCAACTTCATTAGGAGGTATATTACCAATATCTATTTTAAATACTCTTTTTTCAGGAGCTCTCATAATTCTATGAATCATCATTGCATCTTCCATAAGAGTTAGTTGTTTCCAAACTTTTCTAGCACCCTCTAGCATTGATTTACCATAAGGTAGGAAGTTTGTATCTGATAATAATCTAAAATGAGCTACCTCATAATTTTCAAGATCTTTTCTGGTTGTTTGACCACCTTGTGAACTTTGACCTGCCATACTTATATCATGTACAAATTTAACGTATTCAGGTCTAGCTGGATCAGTTCCTTCTTCTCGAACCATTTCATATGTTGAAATAGGTTCAGCGTTAGTAACACCTAACTTTTCAGTAATATCTAGTTTAAGGTAAAAATCACCATACTTACACATATTACGAATCCAAGGCCATAAATTAAATTCGATATTTAATACATCATAAAATAAATTATGTAGAATTTTTTGTATATCTTGATCAGGACATTTAATAGTAAGTACTTGATCAAACTCATTTTTTATAGTTGATTCATCAGCGTATATATCTAATGCTGAAGATATTATAGAATCTTCATCCATCGATTCATAATCAGTAAATAAATTTAATCTTAATACTTGATAGTTTTGATATTGATTATAAGTTAAATTATTTAATGATGCGTGTAGTTTAGTATATCTATCGATTAATCTATTAGTAGCTAATCCACTATTAGATTGTATTTTATTAATATCTATAACTTTTAATTTGTTATCTCCTACTCTTCTTACTACTGCATTTGTAGAAAATAGTGATTGTAGTCGTCCGAAAAATGATTTATCTGCCATTTTTATTTCTCCTTAAAGTAACCATGTTAAATCTTCTTTATTATTTCCTAAATCCATATTCCATGAATCGTTAGGATCAGATTTCTGCGTGTAAACTCCATTGTATGATGTATTAGTTCCCATTAATCCTATAGCTCTTTTATTAAGTTCTAATCCTTCGTTTCTTAATTTTAAAGCAGTATCTCGAATATACATAGCAATTGAAAATGCCATTACTAAATCATCGTTATACCCAGATTGTGCCTCCGGTCTAGACCCTCTCCAAACAAATACAAACAGTTCATCAATAAGTCTATTTGAACGCACAACACACGCTTTTTCTCTAAAATAAATATCAAGCTTTGAAATCAAAAGCGGTCTAGTTCGTGCAGATGTTGTAAAACCTGGAACCATTTGAGATTTATCTTTCATATCATAACCTTTTTTAAGTTGAATTTCTGGATCAACTACTCCGTCATGTTTATAAGTATAGTATAAATTACGATACCCTCTATCGATGGCTGGTTGTAAAGCAGCCCAACCTATATTTGCATTTTCAACTACTAATAATGCTTCATTATATTCAGTAGCTACATTTACTAACATATTACCGAACTCTTTAACACCAAGCTGTCCTTTGTATTCTGCTACTTGCGTTACTGTTTCGATCTCGATTACATGAAAAGTAGAATAGTCTGCACCATCACCTCTAGCGACGTCTGCTACTACTACATAATCTTTTGTATAATTAGGATATTCCCATACCCAATAAGCATTATCATGACCTCGTTTTTCAACAGGCTCTTGACACATATTATTTTTATACCAATCTAAAAGCGGTCCTGGTATAACAGAATTACCTGACGATATAAAATCACAATCACATTCTTGAGCTGCTTGATCAGTACCTAGTATTACATCTTGCTCATCTCTCCAAGATTGATTCCGTTCAGGATGTACGGTCCAGTGTAATCTTATAGTACTAAATTTATTTTCACCGTTTTCCGCTTTAACCCATTCTTTATGGAACCAATTACCAACTCCATTAGGTGTTGATAACGCAATACATCTACCACCAGTTGCAAGAGTTTGTTGAGCTGACGTCCATATCTCATCTATTCCATCAATAAATGCTGCCTCATCGATTACAAGTAATGAAAGTGCTTCAGATCTACCAGCATCAGGAGATGACGAAACAGCTTTAACTTGTGAACCATTTTTTAATCTTAACGATAATTTATTATCTTCTAAAACTTGACCTCGTAACCATGAAGGTAAATTTTCATGCATTACTCTTATTTTAGTAACTAAATTTTTTGCAGTATCTTGTTTTATAGCAATAACTAATGCATTAAAGTCTGCGTTAAATATCATACCCCATAACGTATAACCTGCAGTAAGTGTTGATATACCTAACTGACGGGATTTAAGAATTATATTATAATCGTTATCTTTAAATTGAGTTAATGCTTTTTCTTGAAAAGGGTATAGATCAAAATTAATTTTACCTCTAGTTGGATGTTGAATTTTACAATACTTTCTCATAAAATGTACAGGATCTTTTGCACATTTTAGATATTCACTAGCTACTATTTGTTTTAAATCTTTTGCCATCTATATATAAATATATAAAAATAATATTATTGAATTTGTCCTGCAAGATAAATAGCAGTTGATGTTCCTGTAACTCCAATTACTATACCAAACCATCTTTTATTATACCATTTATCTGTTATTTTTAATCTATCTGCATATAGTTTAATTTGATCGTTAAGTAATTCAATCTCACTATTTTGATTAAGAATAATAGTTTCGTTTTTAAAATTTAAGTTGGTTTTATTTAGTAGTTGCAATTCTAGATCTGCTATAAGTATAGTTTTAATTGAATCTTGATATTGTAAAGTATCAACTGCTAGAAAAAAAGCATCTAGTTCCGATTGAGGTATTTTTACTATTTTATCTTGACTACAACATTTTTTAGGAGCAGCACATGAAGCTAATAATATTAATCCTAAAACATATAAAAATTTTTTCATTATTTTTTGCTCCTATATTTTTTTTCGAAATCAGAAATAGTTTTTTTAGCTGATTTAGTTGATTTTACTTTCTTTTTAGTATTTTTTATCTTCTCTTTTTGCTTAACAATTTTTTCTTCTATTTTTTTCTTTTCTTGTTTTGCTTTTTCAGTTTTCTTTTTTACGTCTTTTATTTTTTTCTTATTATCTTTAAGATCTTTTTTAAATTGTTTTTTATTTCCTCGCCCTGCAGTTAATGCGAAAATACCAACAATAACCGCTCCTACTGCTAGCAGGATATTCCATAACTTTTTCATAACTTACTCCTTATCTTTTAATCTATTGTAAATTTTTCTAGCTGTTTGATAGACTTGAGATCCTTTTTTAGCTTTTAATGCTGTTCTTAATTTTATATCATTACCTGTTTTAGGATTTTCTATTCTTCTATCACCGTGAGTTTTTCTTACATCTAATTCATTTACATCTTCCTCGTTTCTTTGAGTTGCTGGTGGTACTTTAGATCTTTGTTTATCTTTAGGATCGCTTTTTCTTGCTCCTTTAGCTCTTGCATCTTTAGTTAATCTACCTTTCACAACATTACCACTTTTAGTAAAATAGTGACCAGCAGGAGCACTTTTAGTTTCATCTAAATCAACCGGTTCATTAGATATAGCTCTATTGAAATCAAGTTCTGCTTTCTGAACTACTTTATGCATTTTAATTAAAGCTTGTTTAAGTTTTTCTTTCTTTTTAGGATTTTTTTCAGCAACAAAAGCCTTTCTTAATTGTTGTTGTTTAAGTTGAATATCCTGAAGAGCTTCTACCGCTTTTCTAAATCCTTTAGTCATAGATGCTTCTAACATCTTTTGTACTTCTTCTTTTATTAAATCTTTTATTTTCATAATTAATCCCAAAATATCATTTTAGTTAATATACCGATAAGTGCTATCCATATCGACCATAAAACTTTTGTAGTTGATTTTCTAAATTGTGTATTTTTATTTACTCTAGCAATAGTACCTTCATCTGGATTTAATAATCTTTCTTTAATCATAGAGAGATCAGCCTGCATTTTATCTTGATTTTTCTTTAAGTATTCAAGTTCTTGCTTAACAAGATTAATTTCATTACTTAAATGCTCATTCGTTAGCCTTGGCATTTCTTTTCTCCAGTACCTCTTTTATTTTATTGTCAAACTCCTGTTTAAGTTCTTTACTATCTTTACCACCACTCCAATCTTCAATATCTCCTGCTTCTGTAATATAATGTTTCGAATTTCTACTTTCAAGCCATTCATTATATTCTACAGTTATATCGTTTAAAAATGCATTAAAATTCTTTTCATCAAATTGTTTATGCCATTCTTCATAAGTGCCATTCTCTTTCATATCATATTCCCATTTTGTGACACATACTAAACACATACCCCATCTTCTATACATAGCTTTATGAGCTGGATGGTTAAGTGAGTTATTACATTTAGGGCAACACAATGGAGTCTTTAGAATTTTTCTAGCAGATGATAATTTATTTATGGTTCGCTTTATTCCGTTTTTTATAGTCCATTGTTTACCATTTTCATTCCACACATCACCTTCTTTATAAATAGTTTCCTTTTTAGTATAACCACTTCTAATTTTAGTTTTATCGTTATACTTTTTAGTAAGAAGATTTCTCATTCTTTTTACTTTACTTTCACTTATTCCTTTTTTCATAACCTCTCCTAAAACGTCATCATTCCTGCAATTTGGTTTATAGGTCCAAATGCACCTGTTAATTTATACGTTTTACCTTTATATATAAACACTAAACCTTCAGAAGGTATAATAGCTTTCCAACCTCCTAACTGATTTAATTTATTTAACTGTTGACCTAATCTATTTAGTTTTTTAAGATCTCCACCTTTTCTAACATCACTAATAGCTTTAGATACTTGTTTTTTAACATTTTGAATAGCCTTATCAGGGTTAACTGCTAGGAAGTTTTCTACATTCTTAAGTACTACAACACCTAATTCAAAAAATAAAAGTTCAAAAGGTTTCATAGTATCTTGTACTGTACCTTTATGTTTTTGTTTATCGAATGCTATAATTTTCTCTCGAAGTTCTTGATCTTCTATGTTTTTAGCATTTAATCTAAACGATTTATCAAAGAACGCCCAGCGCTTTACAAGACCCATTTTAATTCTACTTTCTAATCCTTTAAAATTTTTATCAATATAATTTTCCCACCATGCTTGGTGATAATCAGCAAACTTATTAGAATCTTTCATTTTATATGCTGACATTAATTTTTGTAATTTTTTAGTAAAATAAGGAATCTTTTCGCCAAAATCTTGAACCGGTTTTACTTTTAGTATATGAGGTCCAATAATACTAAAACTCTTTTGTATATTAGCATCAACTTGTTTAATCATACCTGCTAATATTCTAGCACCATCTCTTACTGTACCAACTGGAGCTCCTTTTTCATATTTCAATACACCATGAAATTGTAGTTTAGGAGCATCATAAACTATAACGTTAGCAGATTGTGGATACATAATCTCCATATTCATCCAATTATTACCATTGTTAAATATTTTCAGTCTTTGTTTTTCGGATAATCTTGATATAGCTTTACTTAAATCTCTAAATGCATAAGTAAACGCTTTTTCTATATTACCTCTTCCTTTCCATTTAGCAGCAAACGTTTTAGCATCCATACCACCACGTTTTATATCACCGTTATTTCTTGCTGCTTTTAGTTCAGTATCCCATGTAATAAATAAATTTTGACCGTCAGTTTTTTCAGTTGCAGCCGATTCTAAATTAAGTTTACCTTGCAAAGCAATATTTATCATTTGCTTAAAATCACCAAAAGTTAAATCTTTATCATCGAACGGATGCGACATATGTCCATAAGCGCCTCCTTCTAAAATTAATCCTTCATTCATAAGTCTAAATTTTAATAATGGTCTACCATTTATTAAAATATCACCTTTTTCATTTTTGGTAATAGTTTTTACAACTACTTTTTTATTTTTAAATTTACCACCTAAAATAGTATCGCCTACGTTAATAGGAATTTTAATATCTTCATTAGTTAAAGATGGTAAATCTTTATTAGGTTCAGGATGATTAGTAGAATCTTCAGCACCTAAATAATCTAATAGTTCGTATCCTAAAGATTTGGCAAGTTTATCTTTTTCAGCTTTCCATTTTCTATATGCAGTTAAATTAGGATATGCTTTAGGTGCAATAGTTGTAGTTCTACCAGCGACGCCTGAAGGAAAATTAGATGGTTGTCTAGTAGTTGAATATCTAGAAGGTTCTCGTAATAATTCATTTTCTCCTGAAAGATAATTTAAAACTTGCATACCAAGTCTTTTTGCAATACTATCAGTAGATTGTTTATAATGACTTTGTGTTTGATACCAAGTTTGAGGTCCATCATCTACATCACCACCAATAGTTTTACTATTTTCTTTAATAATTTTTGTAACTTTTCCAGAAGCGATAAAATCTAATATAGATTCATTTACACCTAACTTTTTAGTTATTAAATTATAATTTTTCATATGACCAAAAATACCTTTAAATAGTCTCGCTCTATCTTTACCGTCAATAGCTTTAGCGCCAAGTGCTTGTCTAATAGCTGTACCTGACATTTCTCCGTAACCAGGTACTTTTAAACTTACATGAGGTGCTTCTATAATGTAAGCACCTTCTTTATATCCTATTTCAGCTTTACCTTTCCATGGTCTAAAAAACTTTCCTTTCAGTCTACCTGAATCTTTTGCACCGAACATAAATACAGCTGCTGTAGTATTAGGATCATATTTTTTAAGTAGTTCTTCAGCTTTATAAGGACTCTTTACTTTTATTACATTTCGTATTCCATAAGAATTAATAATTTTTTTCTTTTCATTGAAAGTAAAAGGAGATTTAGGAAGCTCTACTTTATCTGAAGTTGCTACCCAAGCATCTTTAAATTTAGATTTTAAAAATTTATATGCTTGTGCATGGTGCTTACCCATAGGTTGAAATCTACCAGGATAAATAGCCACTATATTTTTTATAGTAGAATTCTCTTCAGTAATTATTTGGTTAGCAAGCCACTTTCCTAAATTCATAGTTTTCTCCATATATATAAATATCTAAAACTAATTTGCACCGATAACTTTTTCAATACTTGTTCTAGCTACACCTATAATTTTATTAACAGAACTAAAAGAAATGCTTATTATTTTTTGTGTAAATCCTCTTACTGTTATAATTTTTTCGAATCCTAATTTATGAAATAGTCTACCATTTTTAAAAATTAATCTACCGCTCTTATTTATAGGGCGCTTTCTTAATACTGAAGGAGTATGAAATAGTCTACCATTTTTAAAAATCATTATGTTATCTCCAGATCGCTAAATGTTGAATTAAACGTTGATCCTGAAGCAGGTCTAGTAGCTTCTAAAAAAGATCCAGTACCTCGTGCTTGAAGTTGTACGTCATAAATTTGATTTACATTTGATGGTGGTACTGATACTGAAACATTTTGCCAGTCATTAGCAAAAGCAGTTATATAAGAACTAGTTATAATTAATCCTGATCCGGTGGTATATGTTACTAATCCTGCTGTAGCTCCGGAGCTTGATGGGTAGCCGGGCATATATTTAACTAATATTCCTGGCTTTTGATCATTTAGTACATTTACATTATTGTACCATCTTGCATTAACACTAGCGGTAAATGCTGAGCCTGAAAGTACTGGAACTAGAAACGATTGAATACCCTCACCATTTATTACTATACCTTCTCCAGATTGAGATACTGATGAGGTGTAATCGACAGAAGAATATTCATATGCACCTAAATCTCTAGACGTTTTATTTGCTTCTTTGGTATGAAGCGAATGTGTTGCTAGTCCCATTGCTCTTGGATGACCGAGAATATCAGTATCAACAGTTTCATGTGGTACAGGTATTCTTGAACTAGCAGCTATAGAATAATTTCTAGTGTGTTCATGATGAGTATCACTTTTACCTCTTAATCCATGATTTAATAAAGTTGGTTTTACAGCTTCAACAATTTTCCATGCTCCATTATATGAATAAAGTACTGCAGGTCCTTTTTTAGTTCCATTATCTCCAACTACAAAACCTGTTGAATTAGGTATATTACTTGTAGATGATTGCATTCTACCTAATCCAGGTCCATACATTACATTTGCTATTCCTCCACGATAAGTAGAATATAACGATCCTCCACCGATATAACTACCACTTAATATAGCACCTGATGATCCCTGATTTTGACCAGAAAATCCAAAAACAGTACCAAGAAGTACAGAATCATGTACTTCGTCAGAATTATTAGCTCCTCTTGCTCCATAACCTCCTGCTAAAGCAAATCCATTACAAACATTATCATTATTCCAAAAATTTGCTCCGTATCCACCTACCGATACACAATCAACAACATAATCAGCTAGATAAAATCCTCCATATCCTGCTACTGCCAACGAATGAACATGTTTATAACCTTGATAATACCCGTATACAGCTGAAATAGCTATACAGTTATTAGTACTTACTCTATAAAATCCATAATAAACATTTTGTGCTAAACAGTTGTGTGCATTATAATATCCATCACTTTGACCGTAAAATCCATAACTTAAATGGTTAGTCGTTAGATCTGCTGAATTATCAAAAGCATTACCTCCTCCATCTACATGTAAATTATGTACCTCGGTTCTCAATTTAGTTATTTCAAATACTCGTCCAAGTACTGAACTATTAGATGATTGAGCGTTTATATCTTTTTCATCAGTATTAGTAATTCGAATAACACCTTTCTTTTGCCCAATAAACTGTTCACAATCAGGATCACCTATTATTTTATTGTTAAGTGATGTACTACCATTTGAAGCATTATCCATATCGAATATACCACGATAAGTACCTGGTGCGATATAAAGAATATCACCTGCTGAAGATAATGCATCCAATCCGGCTTGTAACGTAGCTTTAGCATTTGCTACCGATGTACCATCTTGAGAATCATTACCAGTCTGTGCACTTACATAAAACGTAGCCATATTTTATCCCTCTAATACTGTTCTATCAATTTGTCTTTCTCTTATAACTTGTAATGTAGGTTCAGTTAATGTATCATTATAAGAGCCAGTTTCATATGTTTTGTAAGAAATAGATCTACCTACTATTTCACCATTTTCAAGTTCATTAATAAAATAACGTTGAATAGAAAGTTGCTTATCATTAGATTTAGATTTTTTAATAAATCCAACTATAACACCTTCACTTGTATAGCTTTTAGTTTCTAAATCAGCTGAAGCGTTAACTTCATCTACATAAGTATTTAACGGATTTATTTTACTTTCAGTTTCTTCGTTAATTTTTTCTATTAACATTTCATGTAATTCTTGAATTGTATAATCACTCATAACTTTCTCCTATGTTAATTCTACCCATGTTTTATCTGGATCAAAAAAGATTCCTCGAGATGTCTGATCAATTTTATAGCCTATAATTCGTACATATGCTCCAGCTGTTGTCGGCGCTGTTCCGGTAGTAAGCCCAGGTGATTCACTTATATATAATGGATCACCTACGGAACCAAACGAATAATTACCGTGATATATAACTCCTTTCAATAAAAATGTTGGTGTACCGCTTTCAATTGCAATACCTAACATACCTATTGAAGTTGAAGAAACATTTGCATCTGCTAATTCCCATTGATTCTCACTATCCATACAATATAAACCACCTGCAATTATATCACCATTTACTCCATTTGGTCCAGTACCTATTGTTATAATATCACCTCCTGATACATTAACAGTTGAATCATTTACATACTCCCTATACTTTGACGTAACGGTTCCACTTGCACTAATATTCATTGAGGCTGTTAGATTACCAATTATATTGACACTAGTAGTCTTTGATTTTATAACTACATCACCATTAATTAAACCTATATAATCATTATTATTAGCATTTGTAAATCTAAATTTACTAGCATACATATCTCCACTTGCGCTTATATCACTTGAAGCAGTAACTGGAGCATTTAATGTCAGATTTGCTGAAGAAATAACGGCAGGAACTGTAGGTTCGAGTACTCTTAATTTTATTCCATCAAACGTAGCGACTCTTTGACTACCTGCTTCTATTTCGTTGGCATTAACAATTCCACTTGCACTTATACCGCCTGAAGATGTTATGTCACCTGAAACGTGGTCTATTGTTACTACTTCTCCAACACTTGGATCAACACCATTATTAAAACTAGATGAATGTTGAGCAGTAAAAGCTATTGAGCTTCCGCCTTGTGAAACTACATGACCAAAAGTGGTATCACCAAATACAAGAAAATTAGTACCGCCTATTCCAACTGATTTTAGTATTTCAGTATTATTTATATCTACGGTAGAAAATAAGCCTCCACTTGCACTTATATCACCTGATGCGGTTATGTTACCATCAAAACTATACTTTCTTATAGTACCATCATGTTTACCAAATTTAGCTCCTACTGCATTACCAGCTCCTCCTATTCTAAATTCATTATCAGCACTATTTAATACTGCAAGTCCATCAACATTATATGAATTTGCAGATATTATACCACTTGAACTTATAGTACCTGAGGCTGTTAAAGGACCTTCTATCTCAACACTTCCAGTTAAGTTAGTTTTACCCATAACCATTAATTGATAAGTTGGTGTTCCTGCTAATCCATAATTATCAGTAGGCCATTTATTAGCACTATTACCTATACCAACATGATTTCTAAATGCCATCATATCGGTTGCTGCATCAAGTTTGAATGCAATAGCATTATCAGATTTGATTGAAAAATCAATATCTTCAGAATCATCATTAAAAGTAATTACTCTCTGACCACCATCAGGAGATGCTAATTTTAACATTGATGATAAAGCGGCATTTGCTGAAGAACCTTTTGCTTCGATAAGATCTGGTCCTATAGTTAACATTTCTCCGTTTTCTGCAGCTCCTGGCGGTTTAGTGGTAAATTTTATTGTTTGGTTGTTTGTACTAGGAGCTATAGTTCCGTTCGCTGGTAAAATAAAATTACTAGCGTGTATATCACCACTTGCACTTATATCTCCTGAAGCTGTTACATTACCTAAAATATGTGCTCCATGAGAAAGTAAAATATGGCTTCCATCACCGTTTATACTATTATCCCTGATAAACATACCGACAGGTTCCATTGCAAAACTTTGAGCTGCAACGGCTCCACTTGCACTTATATCTCCTGAGGCTGTTATTTCTGTTCCTATAAAATTACCACTTGCACTTATATTACCTGAGGCTGTTATTGCTCCTTTTACATGTACTTGTGTACTATTATTACCTGGAGTATCAGTAATTTCAAATTTATCTGTATTTGCAACTATATGAGCTCCAGTTTGCATATTAATTTGAAGTGCAGTTGTTTGAGTCTGGTCTAACAGAATTACACGTCCTGCTATATTAGCGTCTTTATCCCCTAAAAATATTTTACTAGGACTCGCATCTATAATACCTGAGGCTGTTATATCACCGTTTACTTCTAGATTGTTAGTAATAATATTTCCACTTGCGCTTATATCACCTGAGGCTGTTATGTCACCTTGTACTAAAAAACTATCAGAAGCCATAGATGCTGTTTCAGCATAAGAGGATGATACTTCTTTTAGTACTTCAACAGAAGCAGATATCGCATGACTAGCAGTTACTTGAAGTACAGGAGCAAGCGAACCTGTTCCATCAGTTACTTGACCACTGCTAGATATCTGTAATACTCTTTGATAAGTATCTTGTATATTTTGACCTGTAAAATCGTTTGGTCCGGACATAACTTATCGCTCCTAATTTCGTTTTTCAAGAACCTTGATAACTTTACTAATTACAGGAGCTTTCTGACTTTCTGTAATATTATTATCAGTTATGTACTCTCCAATAATATTATTTAATTTATCTTTTTTAACTGTTAAGTTTTTTAGATTTATATTTTCACGTATCAGCATTTTCATAATATTAATAACGTGTTGTTTTTCGCTTACTGTAACTTTATTTTCTTTCATAACTTCAACTTTTAATTTAGGTTTTTTAGATTCAATAATAGGAGCTTGTTGAGATTTTATTTCTACTGTTACTTTTTTAGAAGTATCAACAGTAAACTCACTCTCCCAAGGGGTAAAATAAGTATCTTCAGCGATTACTTCTAATTTTATTTTACCTTTAGTATCTTCATCTAACAACCCTCTTAATCTTTTAACAGGGATACTAACTTTACCAGATTCGGTAATAGTTCCTTTAAATAAAAGATCAAAACCTTCACCTTCTACAACTAATCTTGCTATAGATTTTTTTAAAGAAGCACCTTCTAACTGTATTTTAGCTTCGAAATTTTCTATTTTATCAGTGTATAATTTGTACATTTCGTTTTATCTCCTCAGCAATAAGTTCAACATCTTTTGCGTAGGCTTTAATATTTTTAACTTCTTTTTTTTCGTCATATATTTCAACACCTTTATACTGCATTATAAGTCTGATAAATTTTTTCTTCTTTTTATCAGAAAGTGTATCAAGTTTTTTTGGAATTCCACCTGTTCCGGTTGATATAATCTCTTCTATTATTTCAACTAGATTCCATAAATGAGGATTATCATCCCATTTAAAGTTAGCTTCATTCCATTTAATTTTTGTTGCCATATATAAATATCATCCTATTATATTTAAAGTTAACTTGATTCTAATTATCTCATATCTAAGGTAACTGATCTTTCAGAACCGCCTGCATCTCTACCGGTAAAAGTTACTGTACCAAATGTCGATCTTCCATCTCCTTGAACATATGTAATAGTTAACCCACCTATAGTCATTGTACTTAAGGCAGGATTAACTAGAACTTGTCTAGATGCTTTTAATGATTCGGCTTGACCAGATGAAACACCAGTATTATCTATAAATGTCAAAGGATGGCTCGCATTTAATTCATCTCCTGTTACTGTTACTTTTGTTGCAGATCCAGCATTACCAGTTGTTGCTTGATTACCGGTAGAGTTAACACCGGGTAAGTTAATATCTCTACTACCATCGAAAGATACACCACCTATTGATCTTGCAGTTGCTAATTCAGTAGCAGTTGCAGCATTACCAGTTGTCATACTACTAGTAACTGCATATGACGCAGAAGTTGCTGTTGCAGCATTACCTGTAGTATCTTGACTACCTCGTGTATTTACTCCTGGTAAATTAATATTAGCAGAACCATCAAAAGATACACCACCAATAGTTCTAGCTGTACGAAATTTTTCAGCTTTAATATCTTTTTCTTCTGCAGTTCTTGATAATTTTAATAAAGCTTCTTTATTGGTTCTTGCTCTTTTCGGATCTACATCTTGTTTAGTATCTCTAATATCGAACGAAGTTGCTGGATCTTTAGTACCAATACCTATCTCACCACTACCTGATATATAGAATGCTACCCTGTCATGTGTTGTACCAGCTGATTGAGAGGGTATCCTAAATTGAATACTGCTTATATCGTCAGGATCAGCTTCAATAGCGAACGACGATGATGCAGCAATAACAAGTGACATTGATTCAATACTATTAAAAGAACTTGAATGTATTCCTGGTTTCAACATATGAAACGAACCACTTGCGTCAGTAAAACTAATAGGAATCTTACTTATACCATTACTATCATATTGTGTCATTATTTATTCTCCAATTCAGCTATCCTTGCTTCTAATTCTTGTATTTTTTGTATTGCAGCAGATAAAATAGCTCTTTCATTAATATCAACAGGAACTTTTTTATCTGAAAGAAGTTCATAACGTTCTGCTGATCCAGTAGGATTACCTTTTGCTTTTATCTTTTTACCACTTTCATTGTATTTGTAATCGGGACCATAAGTTGCAAACAATGGATTAACTTCAGCTATTTCTTCTGCAATAAATCCTAGATCTTTACCATCACCATTTTTATAGTCAAATTCAACCGACCTAATTTTACTAATATTATCACTAGTTTCAATTGACTTTATATTTTTCTTTATTTTTCGTGTAGATGAAGTATGTGTTAATTCTTTTGTACTTGTGTTAAATTTAACGTTATTACCAGTACTTGCTTCTAGTAAATTATAAGCGTGTATACCTCCATCGGATGCTACTCTAAAATTATGATTACCTGTTGACTCGTTACCACCATTATGAAAATCCATATGCCCGTCAGTAGTACCAAATCTAGCATCAGTATCGTTATGCTGGAACCATAAATATTCACTAGTAGTAGGACCTGTTCTTACACCATCTTTCACCCAGTAAAATCCATTTGTTCCTTGGAAGCAATATGCATCGGTTGAACCATTATTAGTAGCTGATGCTACAATACCTATTAAAGTATCAGTAGTTGAATTATTAGATGCTTGAGCATTAGCACGTATTGCAGCTCTCGGTTGACCTGCTGTTTGTGCAGCTTGAGTAAGATATTCAACTCGCATAGCTTGCGAGCCACCGGTTGCAGCATCACCTGTAATAGAACAAGCAGCTCTTTGACGAGTAATATAAACAGTTTCGGTTGATGTCGCTCCTTCAGGATCTTCATCATCACCTATTACTGTTAAATGGCCAGGAAATAGTTTTGCATTGACGTTAGTAAAAGAAGAGAAAGAGGACATTATACCAGCTTTTCTACTTTTCAATTCAATACCACTTAATCCTGTATCTTGCGCAGCTGGACATGTAGCGGTAGCATTAGCACCTTTACCTAGTGTTATTGGTGGTAATTCAGTAATATTAGTAGTAAACTCAAACATATTGCTACTACCTGAGAAAAAACGTATTTCAGAAGGATCACCTTGACCATCGATCACTATTCTTGTTTTACTTGTATCAGTATTAGTAGTAATAAATCCTGAGCCTGATATCTCCATATTACCACCGGTTAGTTTAGTTTCTTCGAACGTCCAACCACCTATTCGTGAAACTGCATTACCTCCATCTTTACCTGCAAAAAATGTTATATTACCACTACTATCTCTACATTTAAATCCATTAGATAACATATCTATTCTGTCATTGCCAGTCTGTGCGGCAGCACTTGTATTTGGATTGAGCTTTTCATTTGCGACATTAAATGGTGAT